CATCTGTAATATCAACTGTTATGCCATATATTGTATTTGCCTTTAATCCAGTATCCATCGCATGAAAATTAAGAATGGTGCGCTTGATGATACCATCATCTGTTGAAGTTTTAACCGGACCAAAAAACCAACACTTCATAGTAAAATTATATGTATAGACTAATGCTCTACGATTTTCATAATCACCTTCGTAGGTATCTTCAATGTTCAAACTATTGAGTATTGTGGGCACATCAAGCTTGATACCCATCTCAGGTATGAGATTTACTGTATTTGTCCACTCTGGTCCGAAGAATGGTAGAATCTGTTCCATAATTTGCACACCGTCATCAGCATTTCTCACATATGAATAAAGTGAGAAATTGATATTCCACGGTACTGGCATTCTTTGATATTGTAATTTACCGGTTGAATTGATGGATACATTTCTATTGATTGACGGTAAACGTCTAGATCCATCATATTCAAAACCAGTTATTTCAAATGCCATTCTTGGTAGCACAACTTGCAGCTGTGCAGTCAAATCTGGATTATCTTTAGTCCTTGCAAGCCACTTTTCTTTTGGGCTGTATGAAATAGGTATGGCCAGTGTTTGTAAGGTGCTACCATTTTTGTCTAAACGACTTACGGTAAGATCATTAAACATATTACCAAACACTATGACATATTTGCGTAGTGTCTGATGGTAGAAGCTTGAGCCAAACATTGACATGATTAGTATCTATCCACTTCGCTAAATGGATTGCGTTCGCTAAAATCAATATCTTCAAATGATTTTAGACGGAATACTTCATTATTTGCAGTACGAGCAATGTTTTCAAGACGATATTCTTGAATCATATAACCACCATCTTCATATATCATGATATCGTTATTTTCCATGATATAATTGTAACTAAACACATCGCGACTAGAATTATTTTCAATATTATCAATATCGCTATTGCCAGTATTGAATTGTTCGGAGCTATAACGGAATAGCTCACACGTCATTTCATATGTGTATAGTTTACCGTGCTGATAGAAAATTCTCTCATGCTCAACAAATTTGATTTCATAGATTGCACCATTACCGTTATTGATAAATGGAATGTATATTAGATCACCTTCAAGCGGGCGAGTTGATGAAACAGTATAACCATTTGCGCTACCAGTTTCTAGTAGATAGTTATCAGTATTGGCCGTATATGAATCTGAATTTGTTTCTATCAGATAGATATTACCAACTTCGTCAGAAAGTTTTTCGGTGCGAATTTGATCCCAACGGCGGCGGGCCATTGTCAATGTAATCTGATCACGAATTTCTAGATTGAATTTGCTTAAAAAGTCACCTTCACCTTGAAAATTTTCAAGATTGTTGACATAAACTTCTATTGGTACTGCAAGATTAAATTGCGATAGCGGATCTTCACCAAACTCCACAATTTCATTAAAAATAGTTCTAGGCATATACTGAATATCGACACCATAAATTTTTATGGCCTCAACAATCAGATCATCTTCAACTCTTTGCTCTCTACCGTAGCTATAATTACGGAAGTATTTATTAGTTGCCATATCAATTCATCATATCCATAACAGGTAAGCTATATCCGCTATTCATTTCCCTCTCAAGGGTATTGATTTCATCATTAGCCTCATCCCAAATTTTCTGACCATTAAATTTTACTGCACCCGGTAGATTCATACCTTCAAATTTCTTTAGGTTTTCACCCCATTGCTTTTTGATTAGAGCTGTTGCATATTTCTTTAACCACGGATCTGACCATACATCACTATATGCCGCTGAATCAAGTGTGCGATAGCAGTCAATAATCACAAAGTCATCGACCTTGATATCTTTGTCCCATTTCATATCGACATACAATCTATTATTATGACGATTGAATCGAATTGGCTTGCTACCAACAAAGATTTGCTCTAGTTCTTCAATGTGACGCATACCCATGACATATGGCACATAAGTTGTGCTAGAAAAGTCAAAGAGGTCATTAAGATGAATTTGATATCGAATATTGAAAAGATTAGATACGCTTGTGGCACGACCAATATCAAATATGCGAATTACATAATTGATATCTTCCGGAAGTGTGATATATTTCTCATCAATATCAGACTGAGTAATCTTATAAGATAGGTATACGTGTTCTGTACCATCAAAATGATAGTCTCGATAATATGCAAGCGCATCATCGATGCGGTCTTCAGTTTGACCGTCATCGACATTGATATCAATAACAGGATATCCTAACCTACGAAGGCAGTAATCTCTGAATAGCTTGCGGGTTGTTGGTACAGCCATTCTAACCTCCGAACTGCTTGGCTATTTAGGGTAAATTACCGCTTATTAGCGGCAGCTTCATCCTTAGCTCTAGACCCAGCCGAAGAACCAAAATAGAATGATATGACAGCACCCCATGCAGTACCCAATGTACCTAGCATGACAAGCATGGCCTCACCGCCACCAGCAGAAGGTAGACCAAACATGAGCATATACATTAGCACACCAAAAAATCCAACGGTGATTGCACCTGCTAGTGCTCGTGGTGTCCAGTCTCTGGTCTGAATTGCCATCTGACGTGCGCTATCACGATCACCTGCGCTAATCTTTTCCAAATCAACATCAAGCTTTTTCATCTCAAGCTTGAAATTATTTTCAGCATTCTTAAGTGCTAGAAGCTGATCAGGTGTTGCATTTTTGGCTGCATCTGCTAGCTCTTCCGGTGTACCATCTGGTTTACCCAGCAGTGTCTCAGAAAGAGTGCGAACTGCCATACCAGCAAGTGGCCCACCCAATGCAGTTGCGATGGATGGTGCTACTGTTTTTACAATATTCAATAATTGATCCATGATCTTACTTCCTTTTATACTATCAAGGTCATGGTATAGTTAGATCACCACCTATTTAGATTTTTGCTACAACCACTGATGTAATGAATTTGAATATACCTTGATTATTTACATCCCATGTGCTATTATATTGTTTCGCAAAAAATACATCTTGACATGTAATTTGAGACCTAAGATCATCTGCATTATAGATTGGATTACCATATCGCATTTTCATATTACTGGTACCAGATACAGATACCAAAGTATCTTTTGGTAAATTTGGTAATAATTCGTCAAATGGTAATAGCATATTTATTGATGGTATGATTATCACTTGCTTATTTGGTAAATATTCGCTTATATCATTAAAGACAACATTCTTTCTAATATATTCAATATTCATATTTGTATACATTGTTTTTATAGTCTGACCCAAAGATATAACAGATCGATCATGATCTAATAGAATTACATTTTTTATTCTACCATCTCTGCTAAACATTTCAAGAGTCATAAGTGATAACCAAGAAGCAAGTATTAATACATTATCATTATCTTTTATATGATTTAATAATTCTAATGTAGATTCATATTCAGGTATAACCTGACTTGTTGATACACTATTTCGTATTACCAAAGATATTGCGCCGGGATATTGATTATATTTCATCATATTTTACCCACATATCATTTGCCCATCCTTTTGTCTCATTTAAATCAAATCCAACACCATGAGAATTATTGAATAAGCATATTTTATAATCTTCTCTATAAACACCCTTAGCAGTATCATTGGGCCAGAAAGCACCGGCATTATAGGTATAAACTATACCTTTAGGATGATGATAATATTTACCTTCCTGCAAATAAAACATTGAATGATCTAGACTCCAATAAACCTTCGATATTCTAGTCATATTATCTTTATAGTATTGAAAAATATGATCGGCTTGATTGCCTTGCCATGTTACAAACGAAGAATTTATTACGCAATAATTGTGACCATAATGTGTTATGACTGCATCTTCTGGTTGCCAATAATTATAGATCAATCTAAATTCACTAAAGCAATTGCTAAGGTATTCGGTAAGATTGCCATGAATTAGAATATCCAAATCTAATAAAACATATGGCCCCTCACAATCTAAGAATCCTTTTTTAAAGGCACTTAGTTTTTCAATAGTAAACATATTTTCTGGTGTACCACGAAATGCACTAAGTGAATCAATATCATTTACAATCACTTCTGGTCGTATTCCAGTTGCATCATCTGTTATACAATGAAATATAAAAGCTTTATCATAATTTTTCTTAATCATAGCATATAAACGGTTAACATATATACTTGGGTATTTGCTTCCCCATTTATAGCATATGAATCTAATAGGATCCAACATGTACCACCTTTATAGTATATGGGTAAAACCAAAATATAATATCAAATTTGTAAAGGCCATAAATGAATCATGCAAAAAATATCTCAATGGTCCATTTATTCATTATTGTCTTACTGATGTTCCAGAAGAATTTATAAACACAAATATCATTCCAATAGATATTAGATCATATGACTTAGACGGTTGGTGGTTTAAATTTTTGTTTTTCAAACCAAATTTTTGCACACCAGGCACAAAATGTATATTTTTTGATCTAGACTCAAAAATAATAAATTCATTAGATCCAATGTTACAATTTAATGATAAGTTAATGCTTGCTTACAATCCATCAAAAATAATCTATACTAGTTTAGTAAATAAATCAGTTCGAAAAAAATCTTTGGGTAGATATTATACTATTTTAAATTCATCCGTTATGATGTGGATTGGTGGTAATCATCATGATCTATATGAAAAATTTATGACCGATCCTGATAAGTATATGATTGATTATTATGGTAATGATGAATTTATTACATATGAATATCCTGATGGTTATGATTTAATCGATGCAAAATGGATATATCATAGCAAATCATTAATTGACTCCGTAGTGTGTTTAAAAATGTCAGACAATGATACTCTAAAACTTATGGATAAATTATGATCCAATTTCTTCTACCATATTTTCCCAAAGATTTTTATCATATATGATGTAACTTAAAGTTAGGCGGTCACAATCAGTTCTGGCCGCATGCCAGCATATTTTTTCAGGTTCTTTATAGTGACCAAAATAACCAACCTTA